TACCACGCTTATACCCACGGGCATTTTCACAACCACCGCGGCTGGCAATATCGCACTTGCGTCTACGGCGGTCGTCAGCAAAGCTTTGATCATGACGTACGATGTGACGACCACCAAATGGTATCCGAGTTACTAAACGATGAAGACCCCCATCCTTGGGTCGGCCTACGTTGCCCGCAGCGTCAATGCTGCGGACAACCGCATGGTGAACCTGTTCCCTGAGATTGTGCCAGAGGGTGGCAAAGAGCCGGCGTTTCTGCAACGCGCGCCAGGTCTACAGTTCCAGCAGACGATCGGCACGGGGCCTATTCGCGGGTTGTGGGCGCACCAGACCAACGGCAGCGACTTCTACGTTGTGTCGGGCAGCGGGTTCTACAAAGTGACGGGCTTGTCGGCTACACCGACGCTGCTCGGCACTGTGGCCGGGACAGGCCCTGTGTCAATCGCGGACAATGGCACGCAGATTTTCATTGCCGCCAATCCGTACGGTTACATATACAATGAAGCCACCGACGTATTTGCGCTTATCACGGACCCAGATTTTCCGGGCGCCGGCACGGTCACGTATCTCGACGGCTATTTCGTGTTCAATGAGCCAAACACCCAGCGGATTTGGATCACCAGTTTGCTGGATGGCACCAGCGTCGATCCTCTGGATTTTGCCAGCGCCGAAGGCTCGCCTGACGGCGTGGTGTCGGTGTTTACCGATCACCGCGAACTGTGGGTGTTTGGCACCGACACGACCGAAGTGTTCTACGATTCCGGCGCGACCGACTTCCCCCTCACGCGCATTCCCGGCGCCTTTAACGAACTCGGTTGCGCGGCCCCCTACTCCGTCGCCAAGATGGACAACCAGATTTATTGGCTTGGTCAGGACGCGCGCGGGCGTGGTATGGTCTACCGGGCGTCGGGCTACATCGGTCAGCGTGTCTCGACGCACGCCGTCGAATGGCAAATCCAGCAGTACGCCGACATCGCCGACGCGACCGGCTACACTTACCAGCAGGACGGGCACAGCTTCTACGTCCTGAACTTCCCAACTGCCAACGCAACATGGGTCTACGACGCCGCGACGGGCGCGTGGCATGAGCGCGCCGCGTTTGAAGATGGCGTGTTTACGCGCCACCGCGGTGACTGCATGTGCAATTTCAACGGTAGCATCGTCATCGGCGACTACCAGAATGGCAACCTCTACACGTTTGATCTCGACGTATACCAAGACAACGGGCAGCCGCAGAAATGGTTGCGTTCGTGGCGTGCGTTGCCGCCCGGTTCAAACGATCTCAAGCGCACGGCGCACCATGGCCTTCAGCTAGATTGCGAAACGGGCGTCGGGCTCAACCTGTACCCAGCCGAAGACGCCCGTGAGCTTCTTACCGAATCGGGCGACTTTATCGCCGCCGAAGACGGGTCGCTGCTCGCTGCGCAAGCGTACCCGGCAGCGCCAGGGTATGACCCCCAAATCATGCTGCGCTGGTCGAGCAACGGCGGGCACACTTGGTCAAACGAGCACTGGGTGTCGATGGGCAAGATCGGCGAGTACGGCGTTCGTGCCATCTGGCGCCGGCTCGGCATGACATTGAAAATCCGCGACCGCGTGTATGAGGTGTCAGGAACCGACCCCGTACGCGTCTACATCATGGGCGCAGAACTGGTCTTGAGCGGGACGCTGTACTGATGGCTTCGGCACCCATCAACCCTACGCAGATCACACCGCCGCGCGTTGCGTTTATCGACGACCGGACAGGCGCCATCAGCCGCGAGTGGTTCCGGTTCTTCCTGTCGCTGCAAGACTCTGCGCAGACCTCGCAAGACGCCGCCACATTAATGCCCAGCACGGAGTCGCTGGTCGCGTCCTACGCGGCTATGCTGGATGCGTTGACGCAAGAGACGGAAAGCCAACCTTCCTCTGCGTCGGCTGATGATGTGGCCGTTCTCCAGACGCAGGTACAGGATTTAGCCAATCAGCCGGCCAGCGCATCGGTTGACACTGTAGCGGTGGTACAGACGCAGGTACAGGATTTAACCTTATCTTTACCAGCTGACATTCAAAGCTATTTGGCCCCTGTCTGGTCGGCGGTGCAGGACTTATCGCTAACACCTAGCGTCATTGCCCCGGTCAGCAGTATGGTTTACCCTGCCTCCGGTATCGCCAACAGCACAGGCTCTGCATGGGGCACAAGCTATAGCACCACAGGCAGTGGCACATCTGTCGTTCTTGCTGCAAGCCCTACAATTACAGGCGTTATTTCGCTCAACGGATCTGTCAAGCCACTCAGTGTTACTGCATCACCCAGTGCGGGCACCGTCACACCTACGTCGGACACAGCCAACCAGTTCAACTACACTGCGATCACGGGGGCGTACACCATAGCTGCACCCAGCGGCACACCCGTTGACGGGCAAATTCTAATCCTGCGGTTCAAGGACACTGGGACAGTGGCGACTTTTACTTGGAATGCAATTTACCGGATCGTCGGCACAACGCTACCGACCACGACTGTCGCCAACAAAACGACATACGTCGGCTGCAAATACAACACCACCGATACCAAGTGGGACGTTATCGCTGTGGCGCAGGAGGCATAAATGGCCGCTCGGTTCGCTGTATCAACTGGCGTTATCGCAGGCGCTTTTGCGTGGAACGGCACCGCTGGTCTTAAATGGGCGCTGACCTCGGGCGGTGCGGGTGGGCAGGCAGTACCGGGCACTGCCGATGATGTCACGTTTGACAGCGCGACCTCCTCTACGTCCTACACGGCCACGCGCTCGGTCACCACCAACGTGCGTAGCGTGAGCCTTGCCGCACCGTCCAGCGGTACTCTCACCTTCGTCAACGCAAGTGCCATGGCCCTCGGCGTGGGCGGCTTGACCATTGCTGCAAGCGGTGTTGATGTGACGGGCTGGACCGGCACGATTACCATCAACGTGGCGAACACGCTGAATACCAACGGCGCGACACTGGGCGCGCCGCTGTCCCTGAGTTCGGGCGGTTCCAACGTCGGGCTGGGAAGCAACTTCACGAGCACCAAGGCAGTCACAGTCACGCTCGGCACGCTGAACCTCAACGGCAAGGTGCTGACTTGCGCGAGCCTTACCTCGGCTTCGGGCCAAACGGTCAATTTTGGGACGGGCGGCTCGGTTGTTGTCAATACGGCATCGGGCGGCAGCTTCAGCCTTGATCTTTCGGGCACCACGACGAACCCGGGGCCCGTAACGGTCAACGCGGGCACGTTTTCGACGCTTGTCGGGCCGGGCTCGGCGGGCATTGCCTTGACCCTGACCAGTTCCAGTAGCGCGGCAACGGTAACGCTGCAGGCGGGCAAGGTCTCCAGCCTGACGCTCACCGGCTTTACCGGTACGGTCAATGTCAACGGTTCGCTGATAGTGGCGAGCAGCCTGACCCTGCCGACCAGCCTTGGCGGCGGCAGCGGCGGGTGGACCGGAACAGGCGCGCTGACGGTTCAGGGCACGCTGACTACCAACGGCCGAACGATTGGCGGCAATCTCAGCAGTTTAACGCCGAACAACGCAAACTTGGTGCTGGGCAGCAATGTTACCGTTGCAGGGACGCTCGATTTTCAGGACACGTCAAGCATCGCTGTCGGTGCCTACACGCTGACCGTTGACCGCATCAACTTCACGACAACCGATGTCAACTACCCCTCGGTGACGATGAGCGGCGGGCGGATTGTGGTGACCGGCAGCGGCGTTTCCGCCGTTGGTGCAGCGACGTTCGGTGTCAATTCAATCGTGGAGTTCACGACTGCCGCATCCCGCACGCTTGCGGGGAATGGCTCGGCTTTCCCGAATTTGACGATCATCAATTCCGCTGGCACGCTGACCATCACGCAAGGGATCACGGTCGGCACGATCTCGGCATCGACCGGCGTGATCCAGATCGAGAGCGGCAGAACGCTCACGGTCTCCAACGTATCCTTGTCGAACAGCACCTTGCGTTCCGCAACGGCGGGCACCCCGGCAACGATCAGCAAGGCATCCGGCACGGTTAACTTCACCGGGATGACCTTTCGCGACATCACGGCGACGGGCGGTGCTGTATGGAACGCGTATACGTCTAACGGCAACGTCGATGGCGGCGGCAATACCGGGATCAACTTCAGCCCGACAACTACCAACAGCGGAAATTTCTTTGCCCTGCTCACATAGTGGATAGCAGTATGTTTCTGAGACGCAAAAAGTATACCTTTTCCGCAACCAGTTGAGGATTGACCAATGTCCGTATCCATTAGCCCCATCATCCCGGCGAAAATCGCTGAATCGGCACAGACGACGCAGTACACCTCAACGGGTGTCCAGACGATCATCGACAAGTTCACGGCGACCAACTACAGCGCCGTCGCTGCGACGCTGAGTGTGAACCTTGTGACGAGC